AAAGTTGTGGAAACAATGTATCCGTTTCCATAAGTGGAATAAGCCCCAGTCGTTAAACCGCCACTAGCACCAAAGCGGATGTAATACCTTTGACAAGCGGCTAATTCTCCTTGAAGTGTTGCTGCATAAGTGCGGAAAGGTAGTGCCACGCTGCCAATGTCAATCTGTACGCCTGTTATCTCAAAGTAGTCATTAGCCCCAGCCGTACCTGTTGGATCAAAAGCGAACTTGACTTCCATTTCTGTCGAAGTTGTCGGAATTGTTCCAGTCATTGTAAATCTCTGCCAAGTAGTTGTTAAATTGACATTTGCGCCTAACGATTGGGCGGCACCCGTGTATGAACCTGTTGTATTGTTTTGATCTGTGCCTGTGCCTGTAATGATTGCACCATACAAAATGCTGCTTGTTGCAGAATAATTTGCACCTGCTCTCGCATAAAATGAAAGTGTCACAGTTTTGCCAGCATAAGGAATTGAATTGACTGTCTCAAAATCTTGTGTGAATAAAATTGAGTTAGTTGCAGTATTTCCGCTATTTCTGGCTACACGCGCACAATACTGGATGTTTGGTAGGTTTGTAGTATCGCTTGTGTTTTGGCGTGTAATTGTTGAACCTGCAACGCCTCGATAACCTTGCCAGCGATCTAAAGTATAAAGTCCAGCAGTTACAGTAAAAGATGTTCCTCTTTGTGCAATTTGCATTGCTGAGTTTAGAACTGGATTGGCTTGGACTGTTCCAGCCGTATAGCGCAAGCCTGTTGAGGTGGAACTATCTGCTACGAGTGTCTCACCGTTGTTGCCTACTGCTAGGCGGGCAGGTGTGTCGTTTGCGCTTGCTGCAACAATGTCGCCTTTCGCGTCAACAATTGAATTTTGAATTGCATTTGCGTCGTCAGTTGTCACCCATGTGAAATCCATGTTGGTGTTTGACGCCTTAGACAAAACCTGTCCAGTTGTGCCGCCTTTGAGATCAGCTAGTGATGTGTCAACAGCTTGTCCAAATACCTCAAAATCGGCAGGCAAGTCCGTTACGAGATCACTCGCTGTTGGCATTTGCCAGTTAAAATTCGACGTTGGGTTTGCCATGTTTTCTCCTTCTTAGGTGATAATTGTCGCACGTGCCCAGTCGAGTGTTGGCGACACGCCCGACCAAGTAAATGCAGCTGAGATTTCGTCCCATTGCAAAGCCTGCAATGAGTAAGCCGTTGGTGAAATGTTAAGAGTGATCGAGAGTTGGTTGTACGACGCCTGAAATGACCAGCCCTCAACAAAGCCTTGAAAGATACCGCCCATGTTCGCTGGTAGGTCATTGATTGCTACTGCCTCACCCATAAACACGCCAATGAGGTTGTCACGGTCGCTGTTGTCTAGCTCTGGGTTTGTCAGGTCAAACGTGATCTCACTAAAGATTGCTTGCGGTGTTTTGCGCAATGCAAGGTAAAAATTGGCTTGCTGGGTTGCATCAGCTGAGTTGTGCAAGGTTGTCGAAATGATCTGAGACAACGTGCCGTATTGCAAAATCGAGTCGGCGTCGCTGGCACTTTGCTCTGCACTGCTGGTTGCACCGTATTGGATAGTCAGGTTATTGCGTACGTCGCCTGCTCTGGTTTCGACGCGCAAACCAGCTGCGCGTGCTTGGTTGGCTGTCAGCTGTACATAACCATTGTTTGACAAGTACAAACTGCGGTGTGTTGCATCAGCGTATGAGATGCGACCAAAGGCGTCCTCGTAAATGTAGCCAAGACCTGACGTTGCAAGTTTCGACACCAAAGAATAAACGTCGGTGCGTTCACTAGATCGTGCAGCAAGCTCATAATCACCAGGGCGGTCAATCTCGCCCAGCCCAACGTTTTCTGCTGTTGCCCATGTTGTTGTTGGGTCGTAATCTGCCCATGTTTCAGCTGCTGGTACTTCTGCCCAAGTGTTAAGCAATAAGTCTGACAAAATTTCCCAGATTTGATCGCCGTCAAAATCTTTAGACAGCACGCCATTTGTCAAAGCCTTTGGCAAACGAGACAACGCGCCAAGTGCTGTGATGCTGTATGTCTGGGTAAACATTGTGCTGCCTACGTCGCGTACCTCAACGGCAATGTCAACGACTGTGCCACCAAAGATTGGGACGTATGTGCTTGATGTGTCTTGCACTTGCACTGAAATGGTGCTGTTAATGTTGACAGGTATTGTCGCTTGATTGACGTCTAGCAGCTGCAAATTAACATAACCAGCTTGTGCTTGCTCGTAAATGTTTGTGCGACCTGATCTGATTGTTAGGTTAGCCAAAACGGCGTCAGTGTAAGAAACGCCGTCGATCTCTACCAGCCAAACTGGCGTCCACTGGGTCATGCTATTTGCAGGTTAGTTGCGCCGCCTGTGCCGCGATAGTAGCTGTTGTTTAATGTGTCAACGATTGTGCGTGCTGTGCCTTCCTTATCAAACGCCCCAGTCACGGTCAGGTTGATTGTCGTACCGACGCGGTCTTTTTCCTCGCCCTTTCTAAATGAACCAGCATCAAATGTACCGCCGATTACCTGTGAGCTAAGTGCCGTACTCGCAGCGACGCTGGCTGCTTTTGCAACTCCACCGCCACCGCCACCGCCACCGCTTGCGCCGCCTGATGAAGTAGGCGACGGAATTTTTGGAATAGTCACTGTTGGTGTTGTGACTTTTGGTGTCGCAATGCTTGGCACGCTGACTGTCGGTGTTGAAATCTTGCCAACGTTTGGCAAAAACGGTATTGAGTTATAAGCAGAAATAAGCGCGTTAATACCTGCAACTGCACCTGAAATCAAGCCGTTGAGAATTTTGACAACACCAGCAATGACGTCAATAACGCCGCCTGCGATCTTGCCTGCAACCTGTAACGCACCGCCCAAAACTGTGCCTATGACTGGTGCAACATAGGTTGCAATCAATGCGCCAAATTCCTTAAAAGTGTCAAGGTTGTCACCGATTGCATCTCGAACATACCCAAACGCTTTAATCATGCCATTGATAATTGGCGTAAATACGCTAGTGATGATGTTGCCAAGTATTGTGATGACACCGCCAAGACCATTGCCGTTGAGGCTAAAAGCACCGCTAAATGCGTTAATGATTGGCAAAGCGTTGTTGTTGATAAAACCCATAAGCTTTTCAAGAATTGGCAACAGCGCAAAGCCAATTGTTTCTTTAGCCTCATCAAATGCAATTTGCATGCGAGCAATGCGCCCTGCATAAGTGTCAGCGTTACGAGCTGCCGCGCCGCCAAACAGGTCTGACAATTTCCCCTGCACCTGAGTGAAATTCATGGTCTTTAATTCGGCAGCTGATAAGCCAATGCCTAGTTTGCCCAGTGATGCTGTGTTGCCGTCATAAGCCTTGCCCAAAGCATTTGCAACGCTTTCCAGCGGCTTGCCTGTGGCTGCGCTTATGTCTAAAGCTGTTGCGAGTAATTGCTGTGCCTTCTCTGTATCTGAGGTTGATCTGACCAACCGTCCCAAAGCTGGGCGCAGCTCATCATCTGCCACACCAGTCGCCAAAGACATTTGCAAGATTGATTGCTCAGTGGCAGCAATTTGTGCCTTTGTAGCCCCTGTGGCGTTTTCTAAGGCGACAGCAAGCTGCGTCTGTGCCTTCTCGTCCTCGATTGCAGCCTTGACGCCTTCAACGCCGATCTTGATTGCGTAAGCACCAGCGGCAGCGGCAGCAGCTGCAAAAGCTGCGCCAACCATTTTGCCAACTTTGCCCATTTTGTCGCCAAAAGTGTCAACATCTTTGCTGGCAGCTTTTAGCGATTTGTTGAGGTTGTCAACGTCTCCAAGTATCGAGAGTTTGAGGGTACGACTTCCAGCCATTAGTTGTACCTCTTAACTATTTTGTTAAATGACTGTTCCCACTGCTTAATGATCTCAGGTTGCGCAGCTCGCAATGTTGGATAGATAAACCAACCGCGTGACCCTCGACCTTCGCGACCTGACCACACTGGGAACTGCTTGTATTTGTTTGACCCAAACTCAACGCCGCCCCAAATTTGCTGAGTCGTTGCGCCACCGCTTAATTTTTGTGAGGCATAACCAAAACTGATCTCACCAATTTTTGATGACTTAGACACTTTCGAGCCGTCAGCAACGCGATTGTCAACGAGGTTGCGCGTTTTTGTACTAGCTGCGGATTTAATTTTGCCCTGCACATAAGTGGCTAGAGCTGAGGTTGCCTCTTTAGCTTGTGACAACGCCTCGTCGTCCATAGCCTTGAAAGATCGAGTAATGGCGCGCAGCTCAGCCTTGTCATAGCTGATTGCATCTTTAGCCATTTGCTCGCCTTTCCAAAATCTCAATGACGGTAAGTATGTCCTCGGCTGTCTCAAAAACATCTGGGTGTAGCCCTGTTGCCAGAGCTACCTCCCAAACTATTCTGCTAAGGCTTCCGACGGCGTAGCTTTTGGGTTTGCCTCACCTACGATTACCTCAGCAATACCTTCTGTCCAAATGTCGATCGGCTTGACAGGCTTTCCAGCTGCTTCACGCTTCATGGCGTGATAGGCAAGAAATACTAAATCGGAAATGCCGATCTTTTCCTGTGCCTGTGCAATTGTGTGTCCTGTGTGCTTTTCCCATTTGACCCACTCTGGCGGTGCAGCTGTGTAAGTGATCTGATCGCCGTTTGTGTATTCAATTGTGATTGGTAGTTTCATTTTGTCTCCCGATTAGTAGTTTTTAGCTAAATGTCTCAGTAGGTGTTCCCACTACGACAAATGATAGGTCAACGGTCTGTGCATCTGGTGCAGCACCGCCGACGCTTGGAAACACTGGCATTACGTTAAATGCAAAGACTGCACCTGTCACGGCTGTCATTGAAACTGCCAGCGTTGTGTTTGGTGCTGTTTCGCAAGCTGTCCACAATGCCTCGCAAAGTGAACCTGATGCGCCCCAGTCAGCAAGCATTGAAATGTCAAAAGTCCACTGATCGTCAATGTGCTTGTAAGCCTTGCCGTCCAGTGTTTGGTATGTCTCGACGGTTGGGCTGTTCGCAAGAGTTGCGCTGGTCGCCTGTGCGTCATAGTTAACGGTTGCAATGGTCACGACTAAATCGCGACCAGTTATGATTGTCGTTGGCATTTTGTCCCCTATGTTGTTTGAGTGTAATAAGTCGAAACGTTTATGTCAGCGACAAGCATTGGAGACTGTCCTACTTCCAACACCGTTGGCTTTTCAATTACGCCTACGACGTATCCTGCGGGCATTGCCGCAAGAATTCCGATTATGAGCTTTTCTAGATTATCCAGTGACCCAGCGTTGCTGTTGCTGGCGACAATGGCTGTAATTGCAAAATTAAGTTTGACCTGTGTTTTTGCCTTGCCAATTAACACGACTTCCATGTATGGGCTGTCAGGTACGACAACAATGGCTGGCGGTATTGGTGACTCAGGCACGCTTGGATACACGTTTGCAGATAGCGCGCTAAAGGCGTTTGCTAAAGCTGATCGTGTTTCGGCAATTGAGTTTGCTGGCATTTATTGGACCACTGTCTCGGCGTCCAAATAAGGCATAAGCAATGTGCTGACGCGGTTGGTCAAGCTGCGACCCATGCGGTATGGAGAGGTTGCAAAGTCCACGCCCTCGATCTGTCCACCAGCTGCAACGCGTGATTGAAAGACCTCAACGCTAACAGCCAAAATTGCTGACTCAATTGCTGGCGTGCTGGCATAAATTTGAGCAGCTGAGTAACCTGACAATGTTGCTTTGCCGTTTGGCACAATTGGACGCAATGTGACGTCTGCATTTGTAAGTGCAGCTGTGAAGTAATAAGGCGCGGCGTCAACGACTGTAAAAGTCGCGCTAAATGGTGCAGGCAAGCCTGTCACGATTACTGATTGACCAGCTACAAAGTAATGCTCGCGGATTGTGTAAAAAGTAGATACGTTGTCTTTCAACTTGTAAGCGTCAATGCCTGAAACGTTTGCAACCAGCATTGGCAAAATGACGTCCTCGCTGGTGTTGATGATCTCGTCTAAATAACTGTCGCTGTAAAGTGAAACGGACACGCCAAGCACCGTGCGCAATTGACTTGCTGTAACAATGGCTGGCATGTCCGTTTCCTTTCGACTGCTGCGGCGAGATCGGGAGAACCCGCCGCATGATTAGTTAGTGGCTAGTTATCAGGTCTTGTTGATACCAAACGCGCCTGCACCGATCTTGGTAGCAATTGCCCCGTAACCGTATACAGATACTGCAATTTGACCTGACGCGATTACGTCTGCACGCAAGCGGTATGTTGGAGACTCGTACCATGTGTAAGCACTTGGGTTGATAATTAGCATTGAGTCATCTTTGTCAGTGTCATTTGCTGACGGTACGTTTGCTGTGACGTATAGATCAAGACCTGCGACGTTGCCGCGGATTGAGTCTGGACGTACTACGCCGCCTGCGTTGCTTGGCTGTGC